AGGAGAGTTGAACTTCTGACCAATCCAGGTAAAGACCAACGTAACAAGCGCTTCTAGGGCTGCCTCTACGTTCATTCCTTCAATAACACCCCCCGGCATCAACTGGAATGTAGTTGTAAGGTCTTCGAATTCCTTCTGAATCGAATAGCTCTGAAACGTCACACCATTGGTGAGAAATGACAGAATGTCAATCGTAAGGTCTTGAGTAGCACTTGTAGTTGTTCCTGTTTCAGAAACAGTAAACGTTGTAGTAGTCGATGCTGTAACTACCTTAATACCGTTATTTCCTGCCTGTGCATCCCCTCTAATCTCAAGAATAGAGCCTACAGGAGGAGTAACAGTCCAAGCACCTGCATCAATTGTATAAATACCATCTCCAGAGCCTACACTTGTAGTGTTTACTCCTGAGATATCCGCCGTTTCAGCCGTAGCCGTAGCACTCAATAGCGCTGACTCAAGCCAATCATCAAACTCGGCAAACGATAGCTCATGGTTAGTATCTCCACTAGCCGAGACACCTACCCGAGTAACGTCGGGGATCTGCCTATCGGAGCGAATCTCAGCACTAGAGACAGAGTTAGTCTCATGCGTAAGAGTCTCACCCGTGTACCGTACATCTTCTAGAGCAGTACCTACAGAGACCGCAAAGGTTACCTCTTTTTCGTAGGATACGGCTACTCTGTTTGCATCACTCATCGAATCTCTTCCTCAAAGGAGTTAGGCTATAACGTCAGCGTAGAAGTTGACAACTACGTTGATTTGCCACCATCTACCGTCTTTGCCGATCTGTTGTACTCGTGGCGTCTGGTATGTTACTCCAGCGGCCGTAACCCCCCTGAATGCTGGCACTATAACGTCGATGAGTGCTAGCTGTATGTTTTCCCCCTCTTGTAGCGGAAAGAACACCTGTGCTACTGCTATGCCAGGCGTCCTGTACCTATGTGTGTTTGGTGCCCCCCCATTCTCTACCCTAATTGACTCTCCAGGACGCACAGACCAACGCACCCACAAACCATCTTCCGGGGGTTGTTGCGGGTCATTGTCATAGAGTGTAGTTACAGACTCAGGCGTCTCTACAAGCGTAGAGAACCTAGTCCGTACTGCGTTGTGGAGAGTCTCAAAACCGGGCAAGTCAAACCCTCCGCCCGCTATCTGTGGGGGTCGTACTTCGTCGAATCTCCACGGGCAATCTATCTGTGTTACATACCAACGCTCTACTTGACCTACGTGTAAGACCCTTGGCGTATGGTAGATAATTTGATCTGTTATGTCCCGAAAGGCCACATCTACAAAGTCTATTACCTCTAGAGCTTCGTTGTCTCCTGACTGCAAAGGGACGAATACCGTTGTACGGGCTAGGCCCCGTTTCCTGTAGATATGCTTCCCGTTGTTGCCGCTTGTTATTGTAGTCTGTTCTTCGTGTACTACCTCGAAGCGAGCCCATACGGCATCTTCCGGTACTTGTTCCGGTTCGTTGCTGTAGAGTGTCGCTAGGTTGTTGGGCACCTCTATGAGCGTTTCGAACCGATTCCTTAGCCGATTGTTTAGTAGCTCGTAACAACCGATACCACCTACCCGTACGTTGTCTACAAGCTGTACGTACGGATCTGTAGTCTCCGTTACGCCTCGTGGCGTCAACCGCATTGAGTACGGGTCTGTAGACAGCAGGTTCATACATTAGGCGCCTGTCGGTATCCCTCTTCTAGTGCGGATAGTTCCTCTACCGTCTGTCACAGAGACCTTAGCATAGTAGACAATAGACGTGTCTATCACCTGTACTCGCTCCATAGCGAAGTGCCCGTTAGAGTCTGGAGTAGTAGACGTTTGAGAGAACAGAAGCGTACCATTCGGATTGAACCACTCAACGGTAGCCGTAGTAGCCGATGCAATAGCGATACCCCGTCTAGTGATCCATACTCCCATCTTAAGAGTTGTTAGTGCTTGTTCGTAGGCTGTTCCTAGATGTGTTTCGCTTAGGCCAATAACTTCCGGAGTAGATGTAAGGTTGATCGCAAATGCTGTTACTTCCGCTGCACTTACTACAGGTACCGGAATAATGCTTGTAGTAGCCTCAATATCAAGACCATCTCCAAGCTCTGCCGCACTAGGTACAGGGATTACCTGTACAAACTGAGTCGCTAGTATTACCGGAGGACCTAGCTCCGATGCGCTTTGAATTGGTGTAGGCGATAGTGGCAGGATAACTAGTAGAGCAGTTACCTCCGATGGACTGGCTATAGGTACGGGGTCTACGCCTATCTGTGTAGGCGCGAACTGAGAGGCTCCGATATCCCAGCCGCCAGGCTGAGCCGTACCAATACTCCAAGCCCTACGAGCTAGGTTGAGTTGAAAAAGTGTGAGAAGAGACACGGCACCTTACTGACTACAAGCTACGGAGTCGGGTTTCGCATCACCATAGTAAGGCTACCTAGCACCCGTACATTATTCGTATCTGAAGTAGCTTCAATCTTTATGTATGTCTTCTCTGTGATCTTGAAAGGTACAGGCAATTCAGCGTCTCTAGTCCGGGCTCCTGTTACAATAGCCTTCTGTATTGGTCTCCAGAAAGGACGTAGAACAGTGTCAAACACCATGAGTTTGAATTCTATTCTAGCTGTAGCTGGCCCATCTACCTCTACTAACCCTCTGTAGATCAAAGCAGTGAAGCCCGCAGGGATAACATGAGTAAGCTGAAATGAGCCGCTATCCCCTATTGCCATATGTGCGTAAAGATTAGTAGACACATTACCTGTAGCTGTGACGACCCCTACATTAGCGTTAGATGATCCTGTAGCCTTAGCTATCAACTGATAGACAACAATGTACGTATTAGACGTAGTTGCTGTAAGCGTCCCAAGCATTAGGACTACTTCACTTTGAAGATCAAAGTTAGTATCTAATCCAAATACCTCTACAGATTGTAACCCTACTCCTCCCGTATCATCCGATGTAGAGTCCGAAGTAATGTCTACAATCTCTGCCGAAGTATTAGGGGTGTCCTCCCATAATCCGCCCGCTGTCCAGACATCTTCTGCTACACCTGTATCAATATCCGCATTATCCCCTACCCTTGTTACACCGATCAACTCAGGAGATTCCCCTAACGCTGCAATAGTAGGGATATCTTCTACAGGAAGAGGAGCTAGTACCGATACATCAACCGCTGATCCATCCTCTCCATATTGCACCTTTACCCGTTGATGCTTTGTACCTGCAATCTCATCTGACGCAATGATGTCACCCCCTACACCTACGTTTAGCCTTGTGTTATCAGCCATAGTATCCTCCGGTCCTACAAGGTGTCGATAGAGGGATATCCCGCTCCAGCGTTTCTAAGTGCCAATCCCCCACCGGCTGTAAGATTTAGAACGAAGTTGTTAGAAGCTTCATCCTCGTACGGATCTGCTGTTAGGGTAACATCATTAGGCCCATTGAGAACATTATTGACCTCTCCGCTCGTGTTACCTCTGTATCCGTTGTAGTTTACCTCCGCAATCAACTCCGATGCACTTGCCGTAGTATCATCAAAGTTGATAGCAAACCCACCATTCTCTGTGATAACACAGTTATAGACTGTCACCGGACCACTAAGGTCATCAATCGTCAGTGTGAAATCTATACCATCCCCTGTGTTCTCGTGGATGGTACAATTAGATACAGTATAGTGAAACGTTCCTAGTTGTGAGACTCGCAGTTCTAGACCTTTAGCACAATTACGGATCAAACATCCATGCACAAGCAAAGAAGCAAGACTAGATCCTGTTACACAATGTATCCCGTTTCCTGTGCAATCATGGATAGTACAGGAGAAAACCTCTACCGCAGGTCTACCTCCCGATAAATTGATTGCATGATCCTGCGTTGACTCCATATCACAATTGATGATCTGAACTATACCGGCATTATTCCCTAAGTACGTCTCTCCTGCGCACTTAATCCTACAATTGATGATCTTTACTCTAGGTGCAGACGAACTAACAACACAGGCAGCCGTTGTAGATGAGCTTACAAGGTTGGTCATATCCAAACCTCGCACCTCAAAGTGGTCGCCAGAGCCAGGATTTAGTAAAACATGTGCTCCTGTCCAAGACATCAAAGGTACAGCAGCCGGGGCAGCCTTGAGAACTACGGGCCCTTCAGTAAGATTACCTCCTTGGGGGAGTGATGTACCTGTCATCGTATACGTTCCACTCTCTAGAACGTAGTTCCATCCCGATTGGCTATCGTCTAAGTCTCGATTTGATGTATCCTGTTCTAAGGTCTTCCTTATACCTCCTACAGACCAATTAGATGCCGTTCTAGCTGCTGTTGCTGTTTCATTAAGGGTAAGTGTAG